GCGAGATTACGGTTATGCTTCCTGCAAAAGCTCAAATGATTTTTTCTCCTGGTCCATTAATTTTTCAAATAAAAGATAAATTAAAAAATTTTACAACCGATGATTACTTATTATTATCTGGTGATCCTGCAATTATTGGAGTGACATGTTCAGTTGTTTCTGATATGACTAACGGCAAATATAAGTTGTTAAAATGGGACAGACAGGAAAAAACTTATTATCCACTAGAGATAAATATTTTTCAAAACTAGTATTGACATTTCAATATAATAATCCTATATACCTTTTACGAAAGGCAATATATGAATAATGAACATAAAATAAAAGTATTTACTGGAAGCGGTTCTATAGATTTTAGAAACGATGCACCGGATCAAACTGATATTATTGATCCTAAAAAATTATCAGAAGAAGTAGAGAAATTAAAATCTTTACAATCTGAAATAAAAAATCTAGAAGATAGAATGAAAGATTTAAAAGAAGATGAAAAACATTTTAGTTGTGTTATCATTCCAAAGTTAATGGAAGATATGAATTTAAAAAGTTTAAAACTACAAGATGGTTCTGAACTTACAATTAAAAAGATTTATAGTGCCTCAATGAGAGCTGACAAAAAAGCTGAGGCGATACAATGGCTTCGAGACAATGGCTTAGGTGATATTGTAAAAAATAATATTACAGTAACATTTGGTCAAGGCGAAGATAACAAGGCTGTCGAATATGCTGGCCTTGCGAGGGAGCGTGGCTATGAACCAACTCAAGACGAGAAGGTTCACCACGCTTCACTCACAGTAGTGATGAAGGATTTCAAAGAAAAAGGTAACGAGATTCCTTCTGATCTATTTAGTACGTTTGACGGAAGTCAGACTAAATTAAAAAATAAATAATAACGATTAACTAATAGGAGTTATATATGAGTACAGAAAGTACAATCGTAAAGAAAGATAATGCAGGTGCATTATCTACAATAAACCTAAGAGCTGATTCAGGCAGAGGAACTGAGGAGTTAAAATCGGATGATGTATCAACACCGATCTTAAAGATTCTTCATCAGTTATCACCTGAGTGTAACTCAAGAAACGCAAAGTACGTTAAAGGCGCAGAACCTGGAATGATTTATTCTAGTAGTTTTGGAAATTTAATTGACGGTACTAAAGGTATTGATGTTGTTATAGCACATACACAAACTAGATGGCCAGAGTGGCAAGATATGGGCGATAGTCCATCAGCACCTGTGGGCACACATTTAGAAATACCTGCAGACTCTACTGAAGAAAAAAATGGTAGATATAGATTAGCTAATGGAAACTACGTAGAAAAAACTATGTATTTCTATGTGGTTGCTATAGTTGGTAATGAGCTAAGAAAAGCTGTTATTACTATGAGATCATCTAATCTAACTCCAGGTAGAGAGTTAAATAACTTGATTGCTAACTTGAGAATGACAGATTCACAAGGTACATTTCAACCGGCAGCATACTCTGCAGTGTTCAACTTAAAAACAGTTGGCAAAAACTGGGGAGATAAAAGTTGGCATGTGTACAAACCATCATTAGTAAAAATGTTAGATGTATCCAATGGTATGGATGCTGAAGCTTATACTATGGCACAGAATCTACAGAAAGAAGTTTCTAAAGGTTCTGCTAAACCTAAGTATGATAAAGTTGAAAACAAAAATACTAAAGACATTATCTAATTCCCTAGAGGAATGTAGCTACAGAGGCGCTGAAGGGAGACTGGAGGCGCCTTTAGAAATTATTAAAAGGACAGGAATAAATGCAGGAATATATAAAATACTTTTCAGGATTGAAAAGAAACTACGGAGTTTGCAAAACTACTGAAGGTTTTGTAGATGGAGAAACAGGTAAGAAAAGGTATCCACACGAATGGTCCTCTACATCTGTAATTGAACAAGATTATTTAGATCACTTATCTGGTGTTAAATCTATTGGTATACAACCATGTACTGATGAAGGTAAAGCTAGGTTTGGTGCAATTGATGTAGATAAATATCCAATAGATAGAAAATTTTATCTAGACATCATACAAGAAAAAAAGCTTCCGATAATACCTGTCCTATCGAAGAGTGGTGGACTACATTTATATGTGTTCACCACTGAGTACGTAAAAGCAAAAGCGATAAGAGATTTTTTAGAACAGGTTTTATTTTTATTTAAACTACCAATCAACACAGAAATATTTCCAAAACAAACTTCACTAGGTGAGAATGCTGATGGTGAAAAGACTAACGGTAATTTTATAAACTTACCTTACAATAGTATTTCTAGAAAAGCATTACTTCCAAGTGGTGAAGAAATGCAGTTAGATATGTTTTTAAAAGTTGTTGCAGCAAATGCACAAACAGAAGATCAACTAAAAGATATACAAAAAAGAATTATAGAAGATGAACTATCTGGTGGTGGAGAAGAGTTTGTAGATGGTCCACCATGTTTAGGTATACTAACTAAACAACTAATGAAAGATGGTAGAGATAGATTCTTATATAACTATATGGTGTTTGCTAAGAAAAAGTATCCTGACAAATGGCAAGACAAAGTTATAGAAGCTGCAAGAAAATATTTTGAGTTTGATAATAACTGGACAGACATACATGTAAATCAAAAGATAAAAAGTTGGAGTAAAGATACCAAAGGTCATACTTGTAATGATCCATTACTAGCACCGGTATGTGTGAAGTCTGTATGTATGAAAAGAAAGTTCGGAATTATATCAGATAATAAACCAGTATGGCCAGCATTATCTGCATTACAAAAACTAAATATAAAACCTACACCTGAATGGTATTTTACTGTTGAGAACGAAGAAGGACAAACAAAACAAGTGCACGCAAAGAATGTGCATAGAATAGAAAGCCAAAAAGAATTGAGAGCATTATTAATGGAGCAAGTACATATAGTACCACCAACAATAAAAGGTAATGACTTTTATGAAATACTAAAAAATTTATTTGAAAAATCTAAGATAGAAGTATTAGAACCTGCAGAAGGAACTAATCCATCTGATATATTAAAAGCACATATAAATAGATATATAAATGATCCACAAGCTAAGAAATATAATTCTTTCAAAAGTGGTAGACCATTATTAGATGATGAGTATGCATACTTTTTATACAGTGCATTCTATGATGATTTAAAAACATATGAATGGAAAGAATCATCAGCTAAAACATCGTTAATGATTAAAGCATTATTTCCCAGTAAGAAACCAGAAGAACAAGCTAAGTTTGATCATAGTAAAAAGTTTCCTGGAAAAGATTCTGACAACAAACAGTATCCACCATTAAAGACTTTACGAATACCATTGAAATATTTTGAAAGTGAAGAAGAAGTCAATGAACAACATCAGTTTGAAAGTGAAGAAGATATAGTATGATTTATAAGTACTATGGTCCACCAGGAACCGGTAAAACATTTAAACTTATAAGTAGATCAAAAGCATACGCAAGACTAGGAACCCCACTTCACAAAATAGGTTACTTCGCATTCAGTAAAAAAGCAGCAGGTGTTGCAAAAGAAAGAATGCCAGCGAGTGATAAAAACTTACCTTATTTTCAAACACTACATTCTTTTTGTTTTAATTTTTTAGATATGAAGAAAGAAGATATTATGCAGCCATATCATTATGAAAAGTTTGGTAAAGAAATAAATGTAAAAGTAAAATACGCAGACAAATATAACAAAGAAGAAATAAGTTATTTAACTTGTGACAATCCTTATTTTCAATTGATACATAAAGCAGTAAATAAATGTATTACTGTTAGAGAAGAGTATGAGTTATGGGAACACGATACAAAAGAAGTAATATGGTCAACTCTAAAATATATAAGTGATAATTTAATTAAATATAAAGATGCTAAGAATCTGTATGACTTTAATGATTTAGTGGATCTTACAATTAAATCTAAAGAAAAAGAAAACTTTCCTACATTCAAAGCAGTATTTATTGATGAAGCTCAGGATTTATCACCATTACAATGGAAACTATTTGATGTGTTTAAAGAAAAATCAGAAGACATCTATTTAGCAGGTGATGATGACCAAGCTATATTCGTATGGGCTGGTGCAGATGTAGAAAGATTTATTAAAGAACCGGCTAAAGAAAGGGTCCTAAAGTACTCAAAACGTGTGTCTAGAACCGTCCAGGAGGAGTCTCAGAAGCCAATTGAGAAGATTATGGGTATAAGGAAGGAAAAACACTATTTACCACGAGATTACGAGGGAGAATCATTTACGATAGGTAACCTGAGTCAAGTAGATTTGACTAAAGGTAAGTGGTTAATTTTAAGTAGAACTATATCTAGACAAGTAAAGATAGCTGAAGAATTAAAACGTAAAGATTTATTTTATGAAACGAATAAAGGTAAAAGTTTTTCAGTGACCATGTACAAAGCTGCAATGCAATACGAGTCTTGGACCAGGCATCAGGAATTAGAAGATAGAATTATAAAAGATATAAAAGAATACACAGGTGATGTTGAATGGAATCGAAATAAAGATTGGTTTGATGCATTTGTTGAAGCAGATGAAAAAGAAAAATTATATATAAAAAACATGTTGGACAATGGAGAAAATTTAAATACTGATGCTAGAATATGGCTATCCACAATACACGCAGCAAAAGGTGGAGAAGAAGATAACGTAATTTTATGTTTAGATATGGGAAAGAAAATTCTTAAATCTATTAAACGTAGTCAAGAGAAAAATGATGAAGAACATAGAGTCTGGTATGTAGGAACCACAAGAGCAAGAAATAACCTATATAAACTAAAAGCAAAAATAAAACGAACAGGATATCAATTATGAGAATAATAACATCAGATATATTTATAACAATTACACTAACTTTTTTTATAATCAACATAATGGAGGTATTAAAATGACACACAAAGATATATTTAAGGATTCATTTCCACAAGATAAGCAAATAGGCGGGAGTCACTACAAAGACTTTCACATTCAACCCTATGAATTTATTTCAAAGAATGATCTTTCATTCTTTCAAGGAAATGTAATTAAATATGTTTGTAGATATAAAAACAAAGCAGGCATACAGGATCTTGAAAAGATAATTCATTATTGTGAATTAGAAATAAAGACAATGAAGGATATGAAAAAAAAGTGAGAGATAAAGAATTACAGTTAAATATATTTACAGGAGAAATAGATGTTATTTCTCCAACAGAGAAAGGTGTAAAGTATTGCAACACATGTAAGAAAGATTTACCTGTAGAAAAATTTGGTTATTGGTGGTCAGCTTCTTATGGTAAAGAAAAAAGAAATGGCTCATGTAAAGAGTGTATGAGAGAAAGTAATGCGTTAATAAAAAAATTAAAATTTAGTGCACCACCTAAACCAGATGAATGTTCCTGCTGTGGTATTACAGTTAATGAACTAAAAAGAAGAGGAGACAATAGAGAATATGGTGGATTTCAATTAGACCACGACCACGAAACTAAAAAATTTAGAGGATGGATTTGTCATTTATGTAATCAAGGTATAGGTAAACTTGGAGATAACCTAGAAGGTTTATGTAAGGCTGCTCTTTATTTATCTGAAAATAATGTTAATGTAATAGTAGAAATTTTAAATAAATTAAAGAAATGATTATACCACAAACAGAATGGTTAGCACCAACAGAGTATCCTGATTTAAGATCAGCTAATGAAATTGCAATCGACTTAGAGACACGTGATCCAGACTTAAAGAAACTGGGTTCAGGGGCCATTATAGGTAATGGTGAAGTTGTAGGTATAGCTGTTGCTGTTGATGGTTGGAAAGGTTACTTTCCTATCGCTCATGAGATTGGTCCAAACTTAGATCGTACAAAAGTTTTATCTTGGTTTAAAGATGTATGTGAATCACCAGCTACAAAAATATTTCATAACGCAATGTATGATGTATGTTGGATACGTAATTTGGGTATAAAAATCAATGGTTTAGTGGTAGATACCATGATTGCAGCATCATTAATTGATGAGAATAGATTTTCATATACACTCAATACAATGTCATGGACTTATCTAAACAAAGGTAAGAATGAATCAAGACTAATAGAAGCTGCGAAAGAAAGAGGACTAGATGCAAAAGCAGATATGTGGAGATTACCTGCAATGGAAGTTGGATCTTATGCTGAAGCGGATGCTGAACTTACTTTAGAACTTTGGCAAAAATTTAAAAAAATAATTATTGAAGATGATTTACAAGATGTATTTAATCTTGAGACAGATCTGTTTCCTTGTCTGGTTGATATGCGCTTCCTAGGGGTGCGGGTAGATGTCGAGAAAGCCAATCAATTGAAAACAGCACTGGCAATAAAAGAACAAAACCTAATACAACAAATAAAAATAGAAACAGGAGTAGAAGTTCAGTTAATGGCAGCAAGAAGTATTGCTCCACTTTTCGATAAATTAAATTTACCTTATTCAAGAACTGAGAAATCTGATGAGCCATCATTTACTAAAAACTTTCTTGTTACACATAAACATCCTGTAGTACGTATGATAGCAGAAGCAAGAAAAATAAACAAGGTTAGAACAACATTTATTGATTCAATAATTAAACATGAACACAAAGGTAGAATACACGCAGACATCAATCAAATACGATCGGATGATGGGGGAACTGTTACAGGAAGATTTAGTTATTCTAATCCAAATTTACAACAGATTCCAGCACGTGATCCAGATACAGGACCATTGATAAGAAGTTTATTTATACCTGAGGAAGGTTGCAAGTGGGGTACGTTTGACTACTCGCAACAGGAACCAAGATTGGTTGCACACTACTCACTAAAGTTTGAATTACCTTCTGTAAATGATATTGCAGATTCATATGAGAATGATCCTTCAACAGACTTTCACAAAATTGTAGCTGAGATGGCAGATATACCTAGATCACAAGCTAAAACAATTAACTTAGGTTTGTTCTATGGAATGGGTAAAGCAAAACTAATGAATGAATTAGATTTAACAAAAGACAAAGCTGATGAGTTATTTAAAAAGTATCATGGTAGAGCACCATTTGTAAAACAACTGATGAATAAAGTTATGAATGCTGCATTAAACAAAGGACAAATAAAAACATTACTTGGTAGACGTTGTAGATTTCCTAAATATGAACCTATATTAAATGGTAGTGACTGGGGTAAATATATACCACCAGAAGACGAAGAACGTATGAAAGAATTACAAGAGATGGGTCCAATACTAAAAGACTTTGAAGGTAATGTTATTAAAGACAAAGATGGTAAGCCAAAGAAAAACTATTGGCATAAGAATCCAACACGTAGAGCTTTTACATACAAAGCATTAAATAAATTAATTCAAGGTAGTGCTGCTGATATGACAAAAAGAGCAATGGTAGATTTATATAAAAATGGATATTTATCACACATACAGATTCATGATGAATTAGACTTTTCTATTGAATCAGAAGATCAAGCTAAAAAAATAAAAAACATTATGGAAAATGCAGTTGACTTAGAAGTACCTAATAAAGTAGACTACGAATCCGGTCCTAATTGGGGAGAAATAAAGTAATGTACTATGGCTTATTTAAATGCTAACATACCGCCGATTTATTGTAAAATAAGAAGGGAGTATCTCTATGATCTTAAAAAAAATAAAGAACAGTCTAGTGACTGTGTTATCTTTGGTCTTAGCTCTATTTCAGGTCGTGCAATCTTATTCCATTGCATGTTACCAAATGGTGCGGTCTTTTATAGACTACCTATTTCAGCATTCTTTCAAAAAGAGTTTGAAAGAAAAGACGTGCCTGATATGCGATTGGATCAACTCGAACTGTGGAACTGCTTTAGTTATTATCCTAGTGTCCATTGTTTTGATTGGTTGGCTGGTATAGACGGCAAGTATTTAGGCAAAAATAAAAAATTTTACGAAGGCCAGTATTTATTTACTATTGACTGGGCTCATCCAGAGACTAATATACTAAACACGGAACATTCAGAAATTCCGCAAGAGCACAAGTGTGCACACATATTAGCGTTGAAAAACGGTAATTATGCAGCGCAGCCAAACAACAGGATCATTTGGCATGTGAATAGTTATACAACAGATAATGATTGGCCGGACTATAGCGTACAAACTACGTACTGGGACTGCGAAGGATCTGATTGGGTAACAGAAGATTCTGATAAAATGTTTTATGATATTGAGGAGAAAAAATGAGTCTAAATATATGTATCGACTGTAACTTTGAAAAGAAAAAGTGTCAGTGTGTTGTACCAACTAAAAAAATAAGTTGGTGGAGAAAAATTTTAAATTGGTTTAGATAATGAATCTAGCAGATTTGTTAAAAAAAAATATAGTAATGGTTCCAGTCGTGGCTTCGGTCTTGGTTGGAACTTTTACAGGTGTCCGTTATATTGTTAATCTTACAGACACTATTAATTCAAATCAGCAAGAAAT